AATAAAATTAATCGATATTATTATACATACAGTAAAAATAATAATATTAAAATAGCAGCGACTAATGATGTCCATTGGACATTAGCTGATGACTGGGATGACCATGATACATTAATTTGCGTAGGTCTTGGCATGAAAAAACATGATGAAAATCGTACGCAAATGCGTTATCCTTGGGGTCTTCATATTCGTTCTGAAGAAGAAATGAAAAAAGCTTTTGAAGAACAAGCTGATACAATGTATGAGCAAGAACGAAATAAACAAGGATATTTAGAAGCAATGTATAAAGCTTGTGATACTACACAAGAAATTGCTGATAAAATAGAAGTATATGGTTTAGCTCCAGACCATGATTTATTCCCTGATGTAGATATTGGCAATATGACTCCCGAAGAAGCATTAGAGAAAAAAGCTTTTGCTGGTTTATATGAATATCTTAAAAAGCATCCAGAGTATAGTCAAAAAGAGTATGAAAAAAGACTTCGTTTTGAATTAAATGTCATTAATAAAAAAGGATATGCTCCTTATTTTCTTGTTGTAGAAGAATATATTACATGGTCAAATAAAAATGGTTGTCCTACGGGCCCCGCAAGGGGAAGTTCGGGAGGCAGCCTTGTTTTGTATTGCATTGGTGTTACAAAAAATATTGACCCAATCCAAAATCAATTATTATTTGGTAGATTTTTAACGGAAGATAGAAAATCGCCTCCAGATTATTTAGTTGCATAATAAAATTAAGTTTGTTATAATGTTATATATAAAATCAATATTAACTATTGGAGGAATATATAATGGCAAACAATTATACAAATGAAGAATTAAAATTAATAAAAGAATTATATGATAGTGGCTTAGGCTCTCCATCTATTGCAAAAAAATTAAATAATAAATATACTGTTTCTGCAATAGCTTTTTTAATAAAAAGAAAATGGGGATTAAGGTCATCAAGTCAAGCTGCAAAAAAATATACAGTAAATTCTGATTTTTTTAAAAAAATAGATACTGAAGAAAAAGCTTATTGGCTTGGATTTTTAATAGCAGATGGATATATAACATCAAGAGACAATAAAATTGGATTAAGTTTATGTATTGATGATATTGAACATTTAGAAAAATTTAAAAAAGATATTAATGCAACATATCCAATAAAAATTTATAATCCATCTAAAACAGGTTATTCAGAAAAACAATATTGTAGAATTATAATATCTGATTTAATGATGTATTTATCTGTTCAAGATTACGGTTTAGTTGAACATAAAAGTAATGTTTTACAACCACCAAATAAAAAAGATATTAAAGGGTATGAAAAAGATTTTATCCGTGGCTTTTTTGATGGAAATGGAAGTATTACATTTACTAATACAGCATTACATAAAAATGAATATCAATTCAAAGTTGTATCAACAGATGCCTTTTTAGATTTTATTAAAGAATGGATAGAGTTAAATACTTCTATTAAAATAAAAAGATATTATAAAAGAAAAGATAAACAAATTGTTTCTTCGATTGAAGTTGCTGGTAACTATCAAGTAAAAAAAATTTTAGATTTGTTATATAAAGATTCAACTGTGTATTTAGAAAGAAAATATAATCGTTATATTAATTTATGCAACTTATTAAATAGTCGTTCTTTACAGAAATGTAAGGATTAAAGAGCCTCGAATTGCTGGAATATCTTTAGAGACATTTTAACTACAACGTAATTTTGAAATATAGATAAACGTGAATGTTTAAAAATAAAATGTATTAGATAATCAGCAGCGAAGCCTCGAACAGAGGAACGTTCAACGACCAGTTCAAAGGAACGTAGAATGCATTAAAATGTATTCGAAGCGGGGCAACCTAAGTTTTTGTTTTAAAAATAAAAATATGGTGAAGATATGGTCTAGTCCCTTTTAAATATAGCGAAAGCTAGGGTATAAACGATTGATACGGACTTCGCTGACGTTATTCCTCCACTAAAACATTTAGAGGAATATTATGGTTCAGAAAATGTATCTGCTATAGGAACTTATTCTACTATGGCTATGAAAGTAGCTATTAAAGATATTATGCGAGCACTGGGATATCCTGCTGTTGAAGGCAATAAAGTTACAAAATCTTTACAAGCTATTTTACCAAAAGAAATATCTTTATCTTTTAAAAAGTTTGAAGCTTTAAAAAATGAATCTCTAAGTGATTATGAAAAATTTAAAGCTATTGAATCTAAATACGAAGAAGTATTTAGACTAGCAAGACGCTTTGAAGGATTGCTTCGTGGCACTGGCGTACATGCTTCTGGTGTATTAGTAACTCCAACACCTATTACTGATTGGGTTCCTGTACATACAGCAAAAAGAGACGATAAAGATATTGTCATTACATATTACGATGGTCCTCAACTTGAAGAATTAAGGCATATTAAATTCGATATTTTGGGTTTAAATAATATTAATATTATCGTCAAGACATTAAATTATATTAATCCAGATTTAACTATTGAAGATTTATACGATATTGTTGATATAGGCGATAAGGATTTATATAAAGAATTATATCGTGGAAATTCTGATACTGTTTTTCAATTATCATCTGATTTAATGAAAGGATTAATTGATAAGATTAAACCTACAGAATTTAATGATATCGTTGCTATTACAAGTTTGGGAAGGCCTGGCCCTTTGGATGCTGGGTTTGACAAAGATTATGCCGAAGGTAAAAATGATAATAAAATTCATTATTGTATCTCTGGTTGTGAAGATATTTTAGGTCAAACATATGGGGTCGTAGTATATCAAGAACAGCTGATGGCTATTAGTAAACGTATCGCTGGTTTTGATGATAGTCAAGCCGATAGTATAACTAGAAAAATTACAGCTAAAAAGAAATTAGAAATGTTCCCTATGATGATTCGTTGTCATATTTATGGTAAAAAAAATTGTGAAGGCCCTGAAGGCTGGGAACAAGATGATAAAGCTCCTTGGTATGACCCTAAAGAAAAATATGGTCCTGAAATTCCTGGAGCATTAGTGAATGGATATACAGAAGAAGAGGTATTAAAATACTTTGAAACTATTGAAGGGTTCGCTAGTTACGCATTTAATAAAAGCCATGCTGCTGCATATTCATACATTTCCGTATTAACTATGTTCTTAAAGAAAAATTATCCTGTTGAATATATGGCAGCTTGCTTATCTTCTTGTGAAGGTAAAAAAGAAAAAATTGCTAAATATATTCCTGTTCTTAAAAAATTAGGAATTACATTACGAACTCCAGATATTAATGTATCTGGTAAAGATTTTACTCCATTGCCAGATACTAATGAAATTTTGTATGGTTTACAAGCTGTAGCTAAAGTATCTGATGCTTCTTTAGAAAAAATTTTAGAATTGCGTCCATTTAATTCTTTACAAGATATGTTAAAACGTATCCCTAAAAAAAATTTCAATAAAGCTGTTGGTAGTAATTTAATTAAGTCTGGCGCATTAAAAGAATTTAATGAAAACAGAAATGCCTTATTAAATGAATTTTATTCTTTGCGTGGTGATACAGATTGGGAACCATTAGATGATTCTGAAACAACCATTGAACAAATCCTTACTTATGAAGAAGAAACTCTTGATAATCATGTAACATATAAAACATGGTGGGAAGAATTAGAAGATGGTGAACAAGTTATAATTCCAGTTACATTAATGGACCGCAAAGAGCATACACAAAAAAATGGCAAATTAATGTTATTCGCTACTTTGTATCATGATAACTATGAATTTGAAGCATTAATTTTTGCTACACAATATTTAAAATTAATTGCCATGTCTTGTCAGCAACAACCTCAAGTTGGATTACAATTTGAAGTAACTGGCTCTAAAGATGGCGAAAAATTTAAAGTCAAAAACATAAATAAAATTCTCCAATAAATAAGAAATCTCCTGTAATATAAATAGTTACAGGAGATATTTTTCTTATTCATGAATTGGAGAAATTATAATGGCTTTAAGAATGTTTTTATTTTTCTGCAAGCATGCAACTTTTACATGGTTTATTCGTTTAATTGCGAATATGGCATGTATGATATTATGTTACTTAACTAATTGGTTTGTTGTATTATTTGCAGACAAATATGGCAATTTTCCAAAAGTATTTAAATTATGGCAAACATATGATAATTGTTTAGATATTGACTGGATGATTAGTGAAGGTAATGTACCTAAATTATTTAGATATAACTTCAATAAACACTATAAATATCATCTTGAATATAAAGAAGATAACATATTAATTCCTGGTCATGTAGATATTATTGATGATAATTTTACTTTCTGGGAATTGATTCAACGATATGTTTGTCGCTGTGCTTGGTTATATCGTAATTGTGGATATGGCTTTGCGTATTATATTTTTGGTAGAACTGTAACGCCAAAAGATTTTGTGGTCGAGCTTGAAGAAAAAGATTTTCTTATGGGCTATGTTCCTAATACAGATATCTTTTCCATTAAGGTTGACCATGTATGGTATTCAAAATTGTTTAAAAGGGAATTTGAATTTACTTGCTATTTAGGTTATAAATGTTCTGGCATTCAACGAGATAAACATCCTCGTGTATGTATGTTAGCTCATCGCATTTGGCCTTTTAAATAATTTTATTTTCCTGTATAATAGAGTAGGAACCGTTTTGAGTTCCTGCTCTATTTTTAATTGAAAGGAAATTATTTTGAATAAAAAACAATTTTCTAAAGAAAGTATTGTGTTACCTAATGCAGAAATTGTATGTCATTCTACATTAGATAAAGTAAATAATATATCTAGGGAAATAGAATCTATTAATAACACATTAACTTGCTATAGAAGTGAAATGATAGAACAGAAAAAAGATATATTCTATCACATGACTACTTTAGAAAAAATGAGTCAGAATCTTTTTTCTAAAGTTAATATGTCGTTAGGGAATGAAAAAGATTTAAATAGTAAACGATATCGACATTGGGATAATGTAATTCGACGCATGAAACGAAAACAAAATATGTTTAATGCTATCGAATTAATTTTAATTATTTGTTTGTTTGTATTAGTATTATTTAAGATGTAGGTATTACTATGAATGAAATAAAAACTGATACAAAAGTAAAAATGACTGATATTAGTATCACTACAATACTTAGCGAACATAATAGAGCCATTGCTAAAACCAATACCGAATTAACTGATACACAAAATCAATTGATTCAAGCATTAGAAGTCATTAAAGATACACAAAAAAATGGCATTGAAACTGATAGAATGTTATTTAATTTTGCTCAAAAAACAAATCAAAGTTTAGAAATTGCTCATAGAAATACAATTATGTTAGCAATTGCAGTAATTATTATGATTTTTCTTAATATTATTTTATTAATGAGGCTTCATGGTTAATATAATTAAATACGGAATTGCAATTATATTATTATTAATTGTATTAGATACATTGTATAGATTTTTAATAGTATTAATTTTGCTAATGGGGTTAAGTATTTTAATATGATTTTTTTAACAGATAGAGCCCAACAAGTTCCATTTGTATATGAAATAGCAATTGGTGCTTACAATTATATTAAGCATGCTTTTAATGATTTACCAGATAACATATTAGTGGATATTACTGAAGATGAATCTTTATGGGGTCAATGCACTCTTGATAGGGATAATGCATTAATAGAAATTTCTGAATCATATTTATATAATCCAAAAGGGTTATACGATACATTAGTTCATGAATTTTTACATGCCTGTGAAGGTTGTCGAAATAAAGAATCTAATAATCATGATGGTGAATGGTTGAGACGAGCTAAAATATTAGGAATACAATTATGAAAAAATGGAAAGAATTACCCAATAAAATAGGTATGAGAAAACAAAAATGGATTGAAAATCAAGATAGATATTGCGAACCACCTTATAATTATAATTGCAAATTATGCTTAAAGACTTGTGTCAATCGAGGCGGTAGAACTCGTGGTCGTTGTGGTTTTAAAAAAGCAGGTTAATATGAAAAAATTAAGTGTAGATGATGCTGTCATTTATTTATTTGCTCATCAAGATAAAGACAATCCGGTTCAATTTCCAGATACATTAGTATATGTTGTAGATATGTATGCTAAATACAGAACAAATGTTTTTCTATTAGAAAAACATAATTACCGTTATACTCCTAACGGAAGTTTCTATACTAGAACAAAATCTAATACAATAGATGAATTGCTTACCTATTCTGAAATGTATATTAATTTTCTTGAAGACATTAAATCTATTAAAGACATTGATGATAAATTAGAGCAAGTTAAAATTGTATTAGATTATGAACGTCCATGTAATCAAGAAGATGGATTTACTTTATTTAAAAATAAAATTATTCCAATTCTTTTGTTTGGATTTTACAGAGAATAATATATAAATTAAAGCCCCTGATAGTAATTATCGGGGGCTTTTATATATATATTATTACATTATTTTTCGTCTTCTTTTGCTCGCTCTACAGACATATTAGATAAGAATTTATTGAACCAGAATGTATTATTATCAGCTTCAGATAAAGTTTTTAACTCTTCATCTGTTTGATTAGCTAACCAATTAAATGTATAGAAGCACATTAAAAAACATTCAATAAATAATACATATGTTTCTTTTTTACTTAAATTGTCTAAATCGTTTTTAAATTTAGGCATATACATGACAACAGATAAAAAGATTTTTTTAAGTTTTTCTTCAGATAATTCTTTATCTTCTACAAGAGGTCCTTTAGAGTTTTCCCATTCTTCTTCAAAAATAGTTTTTAATTCTTGTTCTTTATTGTCTGTTTTAAATTCATGATGCTGAACAAAAAATTCAGACATGATTTCAGCTACGGAAATAACTGTTTCTTGTTCTTCTGGTGTACGTGCATTATTAATTAATTTTTGACATTCCGTTACTAAAAATTCAGTAGCATCATCATCTAATTCGGCGAACGGATTCATATCCTCTTCTTCTTTATAATTATCTGTATTAAATTCGATAATTTTATTATCTTTTTTCGTTACTTTTTGTTCTTGTTTAATATAATCATCTACTTCAATCACAACAATATTTCTGGCATGAATATAAATAGTTTTATATCCATTATCCATAACTTTTTTTTGCAAGAATGGAATGCATCTTGCTCCATTTAATGCACTTGCTAATTCTTTTTGTGTGCCGTCAAAATAGATATTTTCATAGGAAGAATCAATGCCTGCTTTAATTTTGAGTATCTTTAACATAATCTTTTACTCCTCATCTTTCACTTTTATTTTAATTATTATTTTATTTTTTTATCTGGTAAATGATTGGCTTTATTAATGCTTATATTATAAAAGCAAAATACGCGTTCGCTTTTGCTCACTTTGTATTTTGCTTTTATTGTGTTGCTTATTTTATTATATCTTATTTTATTATTTTAGTCCAGCTTTAAGCCCACTTTTTCTACTTCTTTTAATTTGGTCGAATGGTATTTTTAATTCAGTTGCTATTAATTTAAGAGCATGTTTTCTTTTTTGATTTACTGTATTATGGTGTAGCCCGAATATTTCAGCTATTTGTTTATCATTATAATCTTCAAGATAATATTTAATTAATATTTTTCTTTCAAGATTATCGAGTGCTTTAAATTCATCGCTACAATGTAATCCAGAAATCCAAGAGATGTCGGGAATACCTAAACTATTTTCATAATATTTATCTTCGTAAATCGTTTCATAACCACGTTCATTTTCGCTTGTCATATACTCGTCGTACTCTACATTTTTAAAAGCAATGTTATTGACTTCTCTTAAAAATTTTTGTACGAATCGTACTACTTCAAACATATATACATTAGCAACGTAACCACAGAAATTTCTACCCATAGGTTTATAGCGGCGAGCAAGATTTAATAATAGCAATTGTAATTCAGCTCGAATTTCTTCAGAGGAACGACTGCCATAATTATCTCTTACGAATTGAAATCTTGAGTTAATTTCTGTTCTATATCGAATGGCTGTTGTAGAACGCTTTAATGCATATTTTAATTGAGGCTCAGACATAAATGTCATACAAAAAATACGAACAGATGAATCAGTAAAATCAAGTTGATTACCCTTAAAAATATTAAGATATTTTTTGATTAAAGGTTCAAATCGTTTTAATAATTCTTTACTGGCTGCGGTGCATTTTTGTTTATCCACTCTATTTAATTCTTCTTCATCGAAGATTTGCTTATAAATCGTAACGAGTTCTTCAATTTCTGCCCACTCTTTTTTCTTTGCTTCCATAGTTACTTTTCGTTTAGCTTCAGCTTTTGTAACTTTGGTTTGTTTTTTTCGTTTTGTTTTTTTGATAGCCGTTGTGACTTCTTTATCCGAAATTAATTCTTCATGTAGTGTTTCGCTCATTTGATGTTATATATACCCTTACATTTACTTCTTTTTCTTTAATCGTTTACGAACTCTTCTATCTTTATTAATCTCATCGAGGTCACGCCATTTTTGTTGCGTGCCATCCCATTGTACACATCGAAAATCTAAATTAGGATAGAAATAAAAGAACATTTTCTTTTTTAATTTAAAATCAGCGGTTTCTCTACCCTTTATATCGACTACTTTAATTGTACCAGATTTATCAGTGATTACAAAATCTGCTATATATTTAACTGGTAAAATAGTTTTGCCAGTGAATTTATTTTTCTTTTTAGGCAACAAATCAAAAGAGACTTGCATCTCAAACGATTTAATTTCTTTTTTTGCTTTTTGTTCTAGTAAATATAAATAATATTCGGCTTCCATAATGGAGTCAAAATTAATATGGTTTACGATAATTTTTTGAGCTCCATATTTGCTTTTTTTTATAGCAGTTGGAATAATAAAATGTTTTGCGTATTTATTATTAGATAATAATACATGCAAATCATATAATGTTTTAGAAAAATAAGTAATGCCGTCGATATAATATTCTTTCTTTTTTCGAGCCATAATTATTCTTCTTCCATATTTAATTTTTCTAATCCGAGTTCATCAAGTGTACCAAATAATTTACTATTAGGATATGCCAAAATATAATTAGTGTCTAATGTTAATTCATCATCAACAATCGTTAATTTTGTCATATAGAAAAAACGTTGATTAATTTGTGTGACAAGATATGTTTCTTGTGGATTATTTTTAAAGAATAATATATCTTTAAGAGATACAAGTTCATTAGAAACATGTTCTTCGGAATAAGAATCGAGAAGGATATTAAACCCTTCTCGTGTTTCAAATCCATCTTCTTTTATTTTGGCAATGATTTCTTTTGTATCTTCTTTAAAGACAATAATAGAATTAATTTTTAAATCTTTAAAGTTAAACATTAGATTACTCCGATACTTTTGCAATTACGTCTCGCTCATTTACGAGAAGGTATTCATGTTCATCATCAGCGATTTGTGTACCAGCATATTGTTGTACAATTACATTATCGCCAATTTCAAAAGGTAAAGCAACACGCGTGCCATCATTTAACATATGACCTTCGCCAATCATAACGACTTTAGCTACTTGTTGTTTTTTCCCTTTTTGTCCAGTAAGAATAATACCAGACTGTGTTGTTTCTTCTACGTTTTTTGGCTCAACTAATACGTTAGCCCCATAGATACGCTCTATCATTGTAAAATACCTCTTCCTTTGTATATGATTATTTTTTAGTTTTTTTAGTAGTCTTTTCTGTATTTTTTTTAGTTGTTTTCTTAGGAGTTGTTTTAGTAATTTTTTCGTCGATTTTTTTAATGTTACCTTTACCGACGAATTCTTTTATAATAATAGCCATTAGTATTTGTCACCTGCCTTTACGAGAGACCATGCACGACAGACTTGTTTAATAGAACAAGAAGTACAAAATACATTTTCTCTTGGATAATACAATTCATGTTGAATACATTCACTAATAGAATCAATAGTAGATATTAAGCGTTCAAAATCTGTACGATTGCGATAACTGTAATATTCAGAATTACCTTTTACATAATGTATATGAATATAAATATCTTCACCATACATATGTTTAAAAGCCAGAGCATCCAAAGAATATTTTAATTTTCTATCTAGGTATGGTTGGTCTGGTTGACGATTACCATAATCTATATATAATAATTCATATTTATTATCTGGAGTTACGGCAATACATTCAATTTCACCAGTAATTTCTGTAGCACCATGAGGTCCCTTTACAGTTAATGCATATGGTGTTTTAATATCTAAAATGCGAAGTTGTTTAGCTTCTGCCCATCTGTAGAAATTAGCGATTTGCTGTAACCCTTCTAAACATCGCACTTCATTAATCGAATCTTTTTTGCATATCATATCCCACTTGCGTTTTAATTCTCCCATAGCGAGAACTCGTCCGTTACTGAGATGCAATAAAAATGCATTTGTTAATTCCATTAATGATTTAGATAATGTAGGTTTTGTCTGTGCATTAATTTTTTTATTAAATTTAGTATCATATAGTGTTGGGCATTTTATGTATTCAAATAATTGTTCTTCTGTAATTTTTTTATTGGACTTCATTGTGTAAAGCCCCTGTTATTTTTAACAGATTCTTTATTAACAATTTTTGGTGGTGAAAATACAGGGCGTTCTTGTAAAGGATTTTCCATCCAATTACTAAACATACGTTCTTGCATTTCTATTTGGTCATTATATATTTTATAAAAGTCTCGTTCTTGGATTACGGCTCTTAATTTAAGAGCCAATCCAATTACTAAGCATATCAATACAGTTATAATAACCGTAAGTATAATATCAATATTCATTTGATATCCGTTTCATTACATATTCTAATTCTTCTTCTTTAGAATTATATTTTTTATTAGGTTTAATTTCTGGTAAACCAGAAGTGTCAAATGTAGATTCGACAGTGATTGTTATACAACCACCGTCTAATGAAATTGTTTTTTCTTTATTTGATTCATACCACCAACCGCATAATGCAGTTTCAGGTACATGTGTATGCATGGCTGCATAGAATAAATTTAATAATTGATTCGTGCGTTTAGCATACAAAGTAAATAATAGTGGTTCGGTTAATTTAGGCATCTTATTTATTTAAAAGATGTAGAGTTTGGAAGTGGTTTTTCTTTCTGATATTCAGTAACAAACCAACAAGCCCATGCAAATAAGCCACTAGGAGATGAATCTTGTGGAATACAGGATTCTACAGGAGTTCTATCACCTAATTGTCCCTCAACCATTTGGAACATGGCAGCGATGCCGTTTACAGGGATGTTCAATTCTTTTGCAAGAATGGATACTTCTTGGCGACATTTAAATAATGATACTAAGGTTCCGTCATAAAAAACATTATGAAGATAACCAGCTGTAATAGCAACAGCTACCCAGCTTGGTAAATTACTGATGTCATTTTTTTGAATTTGATTTTTGCGATATAGCATATGAATAAATACATCAATCACTTGTTCAGCTTCTTTAATTTTTTCTACAGAACCATATTTAGTTAACACTTGTGTTGTTAAAGTAAATAAACTTTCGTAATTAGATAACCAATTAATATATATAATGTCATCATTATCAATTAATTCTTGAAGTACCGTTTCTTCCATCTACGTGTTCCTTTCTTACTTAAAATAGTTAGGTCTAATTAATTTCGTAATTAAATCTGGTCGATGTTTTTTTGTATTACAAACATCTTCTTTATATGTGCCACATTCGTCTAAACATTTTTTATATGTTGGATTAAAGTTTCGACAGCCATAGCACACTGGACACATTTCATAGTCAGGGCATCTATTAATAAAACCTGACACAGAAGTTTTAGTCTTCATGAATTACGTCCTCATCCTTTGTTAGTTCAGCTAATTTAGCCAATGTTTCGTGAGACAAAATAATTTCTGTTTCACCAACAGTTTTAATTTTAAAAACTTTTTGTCCATTTAATTGCCCTTGGAGTTGTCTCTCAGCTTGTGCACGAGAGACTCCATTATTTTTAGTATAATTAATTCTTTTAATTGTGTCAATAGTATGAGGATTTGCCAAATAAATATTGTTATCTTTATCTTCATGTGCGTCTAAAAAAATCATAATTAATAAATCCTTTCTTATGAGAAAATTAAATCAATAAAGCGCTGTGATGCTTCTTCAGAGCATTCCGTTACGCGAGAATAATTCGTATGGAAATTACAGAATGTTCTTCCTTTGTAACTTGATTTTTTATTTTTTGCCCAATCAATTTCAATGACAGGCACTTTTTCATTATCAGATGATACTGAAAAAATAGCAGAGTTTTGTTTGTTCCTGGACATATCATTATGAACTACAAATAATGTAGAAGCTTCATATGCATAGCGACCAGATTCTTTTACGTCACCAATATTTGGTCTACGATTTTGTTCTATTTTTCGTAAATGTAGTGTACCAAAGATGGGGACTTTTAATTCCTCAGCGGCCCATCGTTTTACTTCTTTAGCTACATAATCATTTAATTGTTTATCAGTTTGAAAATTTTTTGTTGCCCATCGAATATCCATAAGGGAATCAATGCAAACAATAATATTATTATCTGGGTCAATAGCTTTTACATAGGCTTGTGCTTTTTTACAGAAGTCTAGCATCTGTTCGCCATTTTCTATTTTAGTACCATCAATAATACGAAAATGAGATTTTTGGTCTTTTAAATATTGTAAGCCATGATTTCTTTTTTCTAGCATCTGTTCATAACGATACCCTTCTTCACCGCCTTCGTCTACAATTTTTTGATAGCGAGCTGGTTTAGAAGCAACGGAAATGGGGATAATTTCTTTAGATGCAATGACACGAGGGATAACCTCTTCTTTTGTATCATCTAACGAAAAATAAATACCGTATAATTTATTCTTTGTGTTTAAACAATAATCCATCATTAATGTTAAAGCTAATGCTGTGTTATGAGTGACCGTTAATTCTTTACCTACACAATAGCAATGCGATAAGTTATTGACTTGAATGCATTGCATAGGGCGAGATTCTACTTCTTCAATATTAATAATCGTTTTGTATTTAAAACTTTTTTCAGATAATATATCTCGTAAACGAGCTGTTTTATTTGGATTTCTGAAACAAGTATTACTTTTAGATACAGAAAAATAAAATCGAATAGCATCATATTCTTTATCGTCTACAGTGACAGTTCTATTTATTTTTGTGTATTTAATAGATAGAGAAGAAAGCAATGTCCCAAAATTTTCTGCCACTTTATTATTGGCACCAAAAGTAATTTCGATAGTACCTTTTGTATCTACATAACCAATGCCATCCATAATGCCTTGCAATAAATTTCTTCTACTATTAATAGAACTGAATAGATATCTTTTTGGAATATGTTTATTATTAATTAAATTCAGTGATTTTAATATAGAAATAAAATTAGAATTATTAATAGAAAAATGTACATTAGAATCAGAAAATTCTACGTAGTCTTTAATATTATAACCACAAGCATAAATTTCATCAGACATAAAATCATAATCAGATTCTTTGCACCAAATTTTATTTTGTGTAGGAGTACCGCTTGCTAACCATAGACCTAATACATATGGATGAATATTAATATTATTATCTTTGCCTTCAAATGTTTGTTGTATTGGTACACGATAAGAATACTTATTATATTTATTCCAATCTGGCAACATGTCTTTTGTTGTAATAATTAATTCTTCAACTTGTTTGCCTTGTATTTTTTTAAATACTTTCCAAACATGGTCAGCGTCTGCAATTAATGTTGAGCGGTCATCAAACGTAATTTTATAGCACTTATGGTCTGTAAAAATTTTAGATTTAGCGATAATAGTTGTCGGATGACCATCATCACCAAATACTTTTTGACCAATTCTGCATTCACCAATCGTTGTCCAAGTGCCATTCGTTAATAATAATGGAGTTGTTAATTCTAATGCTTTACCAGTATTAGATTCGCCAGCGAACATATAAAGACCTTCTGTTAAGCCTTCCATATATTTATCGAACATAGGGAATGATGGACAAGAATAGCCTTCTCCTCGTCTCCATGCTTGTTCGTCAAATAGATTATATTCTTCTTCGGCTTCAGCAAAAAAGTCTTCCATAGGAACGACTGTATTATCTAATAATTCTTCCGACATCTCTAATTCCCTCCAAATAATTTACACGGTTTACCTATACAATATCCTAAATCTTTGTAGGAAGTACAACCATATCGTCTTCCATTTTGTAACATCATATAAGCACTATTAAATGTAGTTTTTAATTCATCTTCATTTAAAGGAGGTTCATTTAAATCATTCCAAGATAATAATAAATCATAGGCGTCTTTTCTTGATTCTCCTGATTGTAATAATGAAGAGGCAAGAGCAACGCAAGCATTATTGCGTCCACCTTCTAACGCACCATTTTTTAATAATTCGATAGCACATGGTAACATTTCTTGTGGTTCGAGTGGAATAACAAACCCCTCTTTAGTTTTTATTTTTATTCTAGGTTTTACGATTTTCTTATAAGCTTTCATTGCTTTTTGATTTACATCGTAAATACGTTTAGTTTCTTTATGTTTTTCTTTAGCGTAATTAATCATATCTGTTAAAGAAAAATCATATAGATTTTGTATCGTAATAGGAACTTTATATAATCCTGTTTTACTATTAATCGTATTAGGAATTCTAAGCAATCGTTTTTTATCATAGATAGCTGTATCTATAATAGGACTTGTTGATTGTTGTTGTAACCAAATAGCTAGATTTTTAAATTCTTGATTCAAATCTTGCTTTGGCAATAGTCCCAATACTTCATAGGGAACTATAATATGAAATCCTTTAGCTCCAGAAAAATAAAGTTTCATTTCATTGTCGTTTAAATATAGATATTGTTGCAATAAATTGTAACAAAGTTTTACGCTAAATGTTAATTCTTTATATTCTTCCTCTGTATGAATATCTCCATCAAAATCTAAATATAAGTCACTAATAATATTGCAATTTTCTATATCTTTATTTTCATAAGCATAAGAACATCTATACACATCTGTTTCATTATGCTTTTGTATCCATTCTTTTTCTTTTTGATTGAAAGTAACGTCGCAACTTATGTAATGCTTTCGTTGGAATCCATTTGTAAGTTTCGCACCGAATTCATATAAGAAGTCCTGAATTGCGTTCTCCATTGAATTACATCCTTTTTATTTGCATGAAGTTCTGCTTTATTCATTAATAATTTTTCATAATTATCTTGAATGATAGATGATACCTGTACCAAATCAAATGGTTCAACACATCTAAAATTCTGATAATGGCATTCGTCTACGAGAGTTAAAAATAAATCAATAGGAGCAATATCTTTATAACTTTTAAATCGTTGTAAGATATGATTCATTTGTCCTATATGCAATTTCTCATCTCGTGCTGAATGGATTATTCCGCATTTAGTATAAAAATAATTAAGTGCATCTTGCACTGTATATTTAATTTTCATTTCTAAATAATACGGGAATATAATTTCTTTTCCATCTGGTCCAACAATAGGAGCGATAGAAAATAATTTTAATTCTCTATGTAAATAAAATTTATTTTTAATTAATAGGGAATCATTCCATGCTATAGAAGGAATATCTTGTGGTTTTAATACAGATACTTTTGTATTCCACTGAGAAAACAAATTAATAATTTCTGAAGTAGAAAAACCACAGTCTTCTAAATATTCAATTGTGCATCTCGACTGGATATAATCAAGGTCATTTTCAATTGTTTTTCCAATGACATTAGAATAAAAGTATTGTACTAAGTCCATATAAAAAAGACACCCCTTTCGTCGGTAATTGTATTTTACCAGTTCCGGAAAGGAGTGTCAACAAGATTATGAATGAATATTAAACTTTATCATTGTCATGCTACGTTTAATTGGAATTTTAGCATAAATACTATTAATATTTTTAGGAATTGTATACTGTGTTAATCCTTTAGACGTATCAATTTGATAACTTAATTCGCCTTCTACATAATTCATATAGAATTCAATATTTTCATTAGTGCAGTTAGAAGTATGTTTGCCATATTGGTCATACACGATAATATCTTCGTCAATGCGAGTAATAAAATTTTCTTTTTCTATTTTTGCAATAATATAAGAATTAGTAGAATACGAGCTACGCAAGAAATATAAATGATGTAATCCGAATGGATATTTGCCGTTAGCGTTTTGGAAATTAATAGTAATATCAAAAGTTACTTTATAGATATAATAACTTTCATCTAAAATAATTTTAGATGTGCCAGAATTAATAATATCTTTTTTAATAGATTTAATTGGCTCATCTAAACGTTGTGCTTGATAATCTTGCATCGTATAGATATCAATTTGATTAATTGTATAAGAGCCAGGTAAATATGGCAGGATATCTATCGTATTAAATGCAGGAGAACCAAGTAATTCGTTTGGGTCAATTGTAACGGTTAATTTAATATTAGGATTATCAAATTCTGCGAAGACAGTTTCTTTATTTTGAATAGAATCTTCTACGAGAATATTATTAAATAAAGAATCATGCTTGTCATTAATAGTAACTTGTGCATTGTTTTTAAAAATAGAACCAGTAATAGAACTAAAGTTAAAAATATTAACTGGTGTTTTTACTAATGAAGGATATACAGATAGTCCGTAGGATTCAAAATCACCAGCTGCGATAGTAGCTTGTTTTAAGAATACAGACGTGTAATTATTTTGTTCTTGTTCTGTATGGTTTAATTCATGTAGTTGTTGTGCATTAAATTCAAACTGATTTTGGAATACGAGCATGCGTCGTTCAATTTCAGTTTTCATAATATTAATATTAGATGCTAGAGTATCAATTCGTTTATTCGATTCGTCTAGCTTATCCATTAAATCTTTTGAAGTTAGTTTATATCGCATATTATCCTTTGAGTATTTTTAGTGTTAATAATTGTTCCGATATATTATTAGGTTCAATACTTTTTTTGAAAAGAGTATTAATTATATTAGACATGTTATCAATAGTAGACGCCTTGTAAGATTCAAAATCTTGTAAAGCGTCTTTCGTTTGATTATACTGTTGCATAATATTTAATACAAACTTTTCATATTCAAATGGACCACGATATCGAATATTATACTGTATCATATTAATTATCTAGTTCCTGTAAAATAGAAAGTTCTTTAACGGCAATAGCATTAATTGTTAAATCTTTTTCTTGATTATTTAATTTAGACACCGTAACAGTCACTGGCATAGTTACTTTATCTTCTGTATTATATTCTTCTATATAATAAGATGGCACATCTAAATTATTCGGATAATATAATACGTCGTTATTAACAATGCCTTTTTCTTTTTCAGCGTATACAATACCATCTGTCGTAAAATCAAATGTCATACCACTATCATATTCAAATGTAATTTTTTGATGGGTATCCATGGATTCTATATTATATCCAGAAAAGTTTTTGCTTAATGGCTCTTTGCTAAAATTAAAATAAGCATAGGAACCATTTAAGATATAGAATGTAATACGACCAGCGGCATCATCTAAATAGAAAGAAGATGTTTCGTCACGTTGAATAACAGAATCTCCAGTTTTAACAGATTTTTTAATGTAATTTTTCCCGGCATAAATAATATAATTATTATTATAATTAGGAATAAAATTATCTAAATCCATAGGAGCCATGGTTTGTGTTACTGTATCTTCTGATTGTTCATATGTATACGTTTTATAATTAGATTGTCCAGGAATTTTTAAATAGTCCCTGTTGTAACTAAAAGGAGAACAATTTAATTTACCGATTGTAAAAATAACGTTTTCATCGGAAGTTACATTAGAGTCCCAGATGCAAGCTAATTTAGAACCTTTTGAAATTGTAATATCACCTAAATTAATAGTATAAATATTATTATTGGTTTTAATTTCAAAACCATTTGTTTTAAATAAAACTGTTTTACCTAATGGCGTTGATTCAATTTCAAATTTAGTTTTATATTCATAGCGTTTAGCCATTTGTTCCAATTCAGATAAATGCATTTCTGCATAAGACTTAATATCTAAATATTTTTGAACAGAAAGTTGATATACAACTTTATAAAGAATTAATAAGTCTTGATAAATGGCTTCGAACTTATCGTTAAATTCTTTCGTATTAAATATATCTTTCTCTTCGATTAATTTATTTTGAAAGATAGCAATTCGTAAATTAATATCGTTAAGTTTATGTTGTAGCTCGAATTGATTTGGATAGCGACCGCTATGAATAATTTGCTGCGAAATTCTGTCTCTGTAGAATTTTAATTTTTCTAATTCTACCAGATAATTATCTAAGTTCATGACGGTCTCCTATTTTGCCAAAACAAATTTTTACATTAGATACATATGGTGTTACATTACTATCCATTGTGTTAATCACAACTTTTAAGGATGCACTTTTAATAGTTTCATTAATATGAACTACATAATCATCAATAATAGAATAGTTAGATACACGAATAACTTTCGTGCCAGTTTTTTCACTATTAATTGGTACGATATCATAGTCAATGCCGTTAACAGTTAATATATATTGAATATATGTTTTATTATCAGGAAAATATTCAGGAATATATTCATTAGCAAATACAGCAATTGATTGCACTGGATTTGTAATTAATTCTTTCGTTTGTAAATATCCTTGACTAAAAGTGCCGACATGAGTTGTTATATCAGAAATGCGAATGACATGTCGTTTAGCATTCGGCAATTCAATCGTTCTTTCGATTGGTTGTTGTGCATTACTTGCATCTGTAAATAAAAATGCTAATTTATCATCAGTAGCTCCATTAGATGCTAACTGTAATTTAATAAATTGGCTTGGTGGAAATGAAATAACACCTGTGCCGTAAATATAATTTGGGTCAATGTAGCTTTGATTAATATTATTAATTTCTTTTGGTGTAGTCCATGCACTTTTATAGATAATACCATCATCAGAATATAATACATCTTCTAGGATAACATGACTATCCATATCAAGATGTAACATAGAAATAGTATCTTCACATCGAATATTAATAGAGCATCGAGCTTCTTCTTTGTCGAAATTAATTTCAGCAGGGGTTGTTTCTGTTTTATTACCAATAGAAGTTAGACGAGAATATTCATAAATAGTAAGAGGGTCACCATCATAAATATTTTGTTCATTTGATGTGTTCATATTATTAATGGCATACTCTTTATTATTATATACGAATTTATTACCGGCAAAGCCATTACCCTCTACGAATGTAACACCAAATTTACCGACAGATGCATTATCAGTATGAGCCGTGAAAATATAATCACCGAGTAATCCTACTGTGCCATATACATCTGAAGTCTTGATTTGTTTAACTGTTGTAAATTCATTATAGTTGCCGCAAATAATATTCATATCTTGAATACGATTGCGTTCTGCTTCAAGAGCTGTATCTACAGCATTAAGTCTTGTCACTATATCAGTCATTAAAGAAGTATAATTTTTAGTTGCTTCTAGTACTTCATAATTTAATGATTGCATATCGACAATAATATCTGTAAATTGATTTTCAATGATTTCTTTTTGAATTTCTTCTTCTGGATGTATTTCTAATGGCTCTGTAACAGGTGTATCTGTTGAGCTATTAAAAATACGATTTGCTTTTTCTGTATCTTTAGAAAGAAGCATATTCACATATTCTTCCTTCATGGTTTTAAGGCCTAAATATTCCAAATAGCACTTCCTCCGTGACAGACAATTGAAATCGTTTTAATAGTAGAAGGAATTTCAGAACCGAGATGCCTTTGAATTACCTTCACTTTTAATGTTTTAGAAGTTGGTTTATATCTAAATGCATTTTGTTTTGGCGTATATGTAATGGTATATTCATCAGATTTTGTATCGAGACTATTAATCTGTGAATACGTTAAATCAGTTTTTATATTATTTTTGTAGATAATAATTTCTTTAGATGTATCAACATCGAATCGAATCGGTAAATTGAAAAATAATTTTTCTTTAATGACTTGCGGCAATTCTTTTGGTTGAATAGCCGTTTCTTTATTGTTATCGATAATAGAATATTCTTGTGATACATCTGGATTAGTTTGTGTAACAGATAATGTAATAAAATTAGAATTTTTAATAGTTACTTCTGGTGAAATATAGCCAGCGATAGGTAACGGTTGTTTATTAAAAATATTAATAGAGTTAATACCAAAATTATATTCATAGACAGTATTAAAAATTTGGTCTTTATTTAATTCTATTGTTGTCTCATGTACATTATCTTTGTGCTTTGTATTTGTAATTGTTTCTTCTGCATAAGTAGTATTAAATGGGATTTCATTGAATTTTAAAAAGTCAGAAGAAAAATTATCTGTGTTAACAGATGGGTTAAATTGTGTATCCATATATTTTTCTTATCCAGTAACGTACATCTTTATCTGTAATACGATTTTTTAATTTTTCTTTATGTATAATTTTAGAATCTGGTATTTCAACTGGTTCTGGGAATTTTCTCCAGTCTTCATTCCAGAATGGGAAGCTACCTACAGGTTCATACATACCATTAGACATTTTTTGGTAGAATACACCACGAATAGCCAGTACCCATGTACGATAAGTAGAGAACACATATTCTCCTGTGCCAGTTACTGTATTAGAATTTACAGGGGCTTCATTAATATCTTTAGTTTGATTTTCTTTTTTAATCGTATTATTTTCAATTTCTTTTTCTTTATTTGTATTGCCATCTAATATCGGTAATGGGTCAACAGGTATTTCTGTATTAGGTGGTTCTAATGTAATTGCTTTTTTACCAATATTATAAGCTGTACAATTTAAAGTAAAGATTAAGCCAGAAATAATAGAAGGTGTCATGTAAGAAGACTCTTCTATTTTAATAGGAATATTAACGGCATCATTTACAATTGCTGGATTATGAATATCAGCATTTGTTACATTAATATTAATATAATTATATAATTGTGGATTAGAAATAGTAGCGGATACATCTTCCATTAACCCACCCAATAAAGATACGTCAGAAAAATAAATAGAAACACCAGGTTGTTCATTTAATAGATTATGATAAGAATTATTATAGCAATCTATATCTGACACATGCGTAATATTGTTTAAATTAGCTTTAGCTAATATAGTACCAGGCATTTCTAAGTGATGATTTGTAATATCCATTTGAGGAATAATAGAACCATCTCTATCTCTAATTGTATCTT